TACCTGTCTGATCAATCAGCTACTTCTAGTTTAGATTGGATCGACATAACATATAAGTAAGGGGAAGCAAATGAAATTCAAATACAAAACAAGTCCATATAAACATCAAGAAGATGCTTTGTTAAAAAGTTATAATAAGAAACACTATGCCTATTTTATGGAGATGGGTTGTGGAAAATCAAAAGTATTACTTGATAACATTGCATGGTTATACATGCAAAAGGAAATAGACACTGCCATCATTGTTGCACCAAAGGGTGTGTATAGAAATTGGGAAGTCTCAGAAATACCAACACACTTCTTAGATGAGATAGATAAAGATGTGTACATATGGAATTCATCTCCTAATAAATCTCAAGAAAAAGAATTGGTTCGAGGAACCCTGGATAGAACAAAACTTAGAATACTATTAATTAATGTAGAAGGTTTTGCTACTCCTAAAGTTAAGAAATATATACACGCTTTCACACAGAACTGTAAGTTTATGTTAGCCGTAGACGAATCAACTACCATTAAGAATCTTAAAGCTAAGAGGACTAAAGCTTTGATAGCCTTTGGTCAAAAGGCAGCGTACAAAAGAATATTGACAGGCTCTCCTGTAACTAAGTCTCCGTTGGATTTGTTTTCACAATGCTCATTCATGAGTAATCAATTGTTAGGGTTCGCATCTTACTTTGCTTTTCAAGGTAGGTATGCCGTCACTAGAACACAAAAGATGGGAGCACATTCTTTCCAGCAAATTATTGGATACAGAAACTTAGAGGAGCTCTCCATGAAATTAAATAACTTTTCTTTCAGGGTTACAAAAGATCAAGCCTTAGATTTACCTGATAAGATATACACAACAAGAGAAGTAAGCCTATCAACAGAACAATTACAACACTATAACTCTTTAAAGAATCATGCCGTTACAGTTGTTAACAACGAATTGGTATCAGCTACAGAAGTAATGACACAGTTACTTAGACTACAACAAGTTTTGTGTGGCTATTTAAAAACGGATGATGGAGAAACCATAGAGATAAAAAATAATCGAATGGATGCTTTGTTTGACACTATAGAAGAAATGGATGGCAAGGTTATTATATGGTCAAGGTTTAGGAAAGATATCATAGGCATAACATCCAAGCTTGCAAAGAAGTACGGTCATGGGTCAGTGGTTAGTTTTTTTGGAGACACTTCCGACACTCATAGAAAAGAAGCCGTAGAAAAGTTTCAGTTTGGAGATTCACGATTCTTCGTGGCT